CTGTTGCCATTTCAGTTGCAGTAACTTTTTCATCTAATGCTTGTGGAACTGTAAATGCAGCTGTAGCAAATGGGCTACCTAGTCTATAGAAACCTTTTCCAAGAACACTTTTAACTGGAGACTTACCCGCAAGTTTTGCTTCTTCAATCGTTTTCTTTGCATCAGGTAAACCAAGTCCAACTGTTGCCCCACCAATCACCGCCGCAGCTTCGCCAACCATCTTTCCAATTTCTTTAACTTCTTCAGGTATTTCATTATCCGCGATCCAATATAAAAGATCCGATTGAGATGCTTTTTGATTTAAATCATCTGGACTAACGAATCCTGCATATTGATCATATTTAATAGGTGATGCTAATTTTTGTTCTGGTACTTGTCCTTCTACTGCTTGATCTTGCATCGCGGTTTGCGTGTCTTTACTTTTAGCTGGATTTGCTGCTAATAAAAATGGAGATGCTGTTGCTGCCGCTAATAATTTATATTTTCCTGGTAATCCTTTTTGTTTTCCAAATCCTGTTACAAATTTTTCTGCTGCTCCTCTTGCTTTATTTACATTTTTTATTAAACCTAATTCATTCGCTTCATCCACTACTTGTTGCGCTAGATTAACTTTTATTATTGCATCTTCTTCACTACCTATTTTAATTTTATTCATAGGTGTTTCTACAAGTCCAATTCCAAGTTGTTTTGTTATATCATCTGTTATAACAGAACCTCTTTTTACCTCTAATGTAACTGGATTTATTGTAATTGGTTTTAGTCTATCTTTAAATGGAGATTCACCTATTGTTTGTAGTATTCGATCATTATTTAAAAATATTTTTTTGGATAATTCTTCAGGTACTTTATTTAATTTTTTTGCTTGCTTATAAAGTTTATTTTGTTCGTCATATAAATTAGATAGTGTTGTTTCTATATTTTTGTAAAATTCTCTATTTGTTTTATAAAAGTCTATTCCTAAATCAGATGGATCCATTTTTTGTTTTAAAGTATATAGTTGATCAATATCTGTTTTGTGAGCTAGATCTAAAGGAAACATTTCTTTTCCTGTAGATAATTTACTTTTTTTAATACCTAAATATTTTTGTAAATCTCTTTTAAAATTGTCCAAATGACTTTCATAAGAAGTAGAACTAATTGTGCCAAGTATTTCTTTTCTTCTTAATTTTTGTTTTTTTCTTCCTTCTTCTACAGGAATTAATTTTGGTCTTTCTACTCCTGATTGTTTTAATTTTGTTGAGAAAAAATTTTTATCTAATTGTTTTTGATTCATCTTATTTCCATATTTACTAGATTCACGAAACAAATCATTTTCTTCCATAAATTTATCTAATGCACCTGTATAACCAACTCCTCCTGTTCTTAAAGCTCTCTTTTTTTCTTCTGGTAATTTTTTATATACTTGTATTGCTCTATCAATTTTATCTTGATAAGTAGAATCAATTTTTCTTCCAGAAGTTAATGCAATATTTTTTTTAAAATTTGGATTATTTAAAATTCTATAATGAATAGATTTATTATTTACCGGAGATAATTTTTCATCAAAATAAAATTTTTTATTTGGATACTTATCATTAAATTTTTTTGCTAAATCTACTGTTGTTTGATTTATAATTTTTCCTTTATTATTTTTAAGTTCTTCTTTTAAGAAATTATCAATAAGTATATTTTTTTCGTTCATTATCTTTTCTTTCTAAACATTGTACCAAGACCTTTATTCAATGTTTTATCTAAATTATTAAACATGCTTTTATAAGATACACCTTTAATCAAACCTCCTTTAGCTTGTTTAGTTCTTGTAGTATTTTTTATGATGTCAATAATTTCTTGTTGAGACATTCCTTTTTCTTGCATCTTTAATGCTTCATCAATAGTTGCAAGCACTTCTGCTTTTCTTTGAGGATTATCATCTATTAAAATTTGTTGTAAAAGATTATCGTCAATTACATTTCCATATTTTTGTTTAATCAAATCTTTCTCTGAAGTAAAATCTTTAAGTTGTTTTTTAATAGCAGTGTCTATTCCATATGCTTCATCAACATCTTTTAAATATATTGATTCTAAATCTGATAACTCATCCATTTCATCAGGAGTAATTAATCTTCTATCTCCTGTCGCTTCTGCTTCTTCAGCTTTACTTCTTAAAAATCTCATTCTAGACTGACTGTTTTCACCAGGTTCTGGATTTAATTTACCAGCTTTATATTGACCATAATAATATGCTTCTTCAGCTTTACTTCTTTTCAAAGCTTTTTCTGCTTCTTCAATAGTTCCTTCCGATAACCATTCTTCAGAATTTCTCCCTATTGCTTCTTCATAATCTTGAATTTCTTCTCTAGTAAGTTGTCTTGATTTATTTTCTTTAATATAGTTATCAGGATTAGCTGGATCTAAACCTTTTCTTGCCATGTCTGCTTGTTTTTTTATACCTTCATCTATTACTTCTGTAATACTTACAGGAGTTTTTGGAATTATAACTTCTCCTGTTTTAGGATCAAAGGTTTCCATAGATTTCTTACCTTGAAGTTTTTCATTTACATCATCTACTAAAGTTTTAAGTCCAGTTTTAGATTCTGTTACAACTTCTGCTTTTGAAAATACATTTGGATAGGTAGATCTTAAAAATTGTAAGTTATTTAAAAAAGTTTCTAACTCTTCTTCGTTTTTAATTTGAGGAAGAAAATCAGAATCCATTCTAACTAATTTTTTTAATTGTTCAGGATCTTCAACATTTCCTAAACCTTTTGTTATTTTAGGTGAAGTTAGATCTGCATTGTATAGATTCCTAAATTCAGGATTTCTACTTACTTTAGTCATCATACCAAATCTTGGTGACATACCCATATCTTTTAAGATACTTAAAATTTTCATTCCTAGAGCCGCAACTCTTTTTGAATTTGCCATTAGTAATACTCCCTGTCATGATGAACTATAGGTTCATCCTTATAATCCTCGGGATGCTCAATAAAGCCCCCCTGTCTAAATCTCATTAATGCTTGTGTCATTGAGTCTACGAGGTCATCGTGATCTCCAAAAGGAAATGCCGCGCATTCCTCAATAACCTCTTCTGCAAAACTTGCCTCTGGCGCCCAAATTTGTCCACTCTCAAAAAGAGGAGCAACGGCGTTTATACGGGAATGTTTATCATTTCCTTTGCTAGGTGTAAAGTTAATCACAGGTATACCCATCTTACGTAATTCATAAGTTAATGGTAATCCTGATGCTTTAGACTCAATCACCACCGATTCTGGTTTCCAATAATGATATTGTTCTAAAGCTCTACGTCTTAATTCTGGAAACTCTAATCTTTCTTTAAGTGCATCTAGTAATATTAAATTGGGTCCTGAATCAGGATTTGGATAAAACACACCCCATGTTGTAATAGCAGAGTAATCGGCTGTTTCTTTTTTTAAGAATGCCGTGTCATAACTTTGTATCACATGATACAATTCTGGAATATAATCTTTATCCCACTTCTGCCACCATTCACGTTTAATGATTGAACCTTCTTCTGATGTTGGATTCTGCATCCATTGTGCATTCCATTTTTGAATAGATAAAGATGCCTTAACTGATTCTAATTCAGATAACTTCCAATACTCTGGCCATACTGGTTTTTCATCAGGTAGTATTGCCGGAAATTCTACAACTTCCCATTGATCTGATTTAATTCCTTTTTGAGCCCCGATCAACGATCCGGTAAGATCTTTTAAAGACCAACGCGTCATAACCACAACTATCTTTCCGCCAGGTTGTAATCGCTGACGAGGACCAGAAGTATACCATTCATAAGCGCGTTCCAACGCTTCTGGATTCATCGCATCTTGTTCCGAGTGTGGGTCATCTATAATAAGTAAATCCGCTCCGCGGCCCGTGATCGCCGATCCAACACCCGCTGCAAAATACTCACCACCTTGATCCGTCTCCCAACGGCCCGCGGCTTGCGAATCTTCGCGAAGTGTTGTTTTGAAAAATCTTCTATAATCTGGACTGTCAATTAAATGTTTTGCTTTTCTACCGAATCTGACAGCAAGTTCAGTCGTGTGCGTTGTTTGAATAATTTTTAATTTTGGATTACGACCAATCATCCATGCTGGAAGCAAGAAGGATGCAAATTCAGATTTCGTGTGTCGCGGTGGCATGTTAATGATTAAACGATTAATCTTGCCTTCTGCAAGGCGATTGAACTGGTCAGCAATTTTTTTATGATGTGAACCTTGTATAAAATCCGGCCACATAGATTTTACAAAAGTTAAAAAGTCTTTATGTACTTTTTCCTCTTTTACTTTTTCGTCATACTTGATTGCATATTTCATAAACTCCTTTCGCGCATCGACGGGTAGTTTATTCAAGTCTATCTTACTTACATCCATAAAAAATTTTTATAAAATTTTTGCACCTCTCACTTTTGTTTGAAAGTATTTATCACGGTTGAATGTCTAAATCTAGCACTAAAGGTCAAAGTTTTGGGACCCCTTTTACAATTTAGGGGGGTGGGGTGGGTGGGCCCGCAAGCTTTCAAGCTTGTTGGGGTTACTGTTAATGTGGGTGGGTGGGTGGGCCCGCAAGCTAACGAGCGATATATATTGTTAACAAGATAAGAGACAAGCGCGCGAAGCGCGCTTTTAAAGTGAAGGCACACGCGCGCGAAGCGCGCGCCTGCGCGCCGCGAAGCGGCGCACAACCTACGATTGATTACATCAATCTAATAATGTCATGTATTCCTTTGGAAAATGTTTCGCGAACCAATCGCAACCTTGTTGCACAGTCTTATAGTCTTCAAACTGTTGAGCGCCCATTATTAAATCATACACAGCAACAGCGAACCAAGGCAACGATGCTTTCGCACCGCTGAACGGGTTTGCAACATCTATTAGTTTATCTTGTGGATCTAATGTTAGATCAACATCAAACGGTATTGTGTACTCTATGTCGTTATACTTAACTACTTGCATTGTTTTCCTTTCTGTTTAGGAGCCGCCTTACATTACAAGGTTAAGCGGCTCACTATTATATTTATATTATCTGGGATTTTCTGTCAATACATTACTTTCATTTTCTTTTAACTTTATAGTTGTATATGTGTATTCTTTACCAGACCAATTAGTTCTTGTTTCCTCTACAATATCTATTGGAGTTTCACTTGGTTTAGTTTTAAGTCCAATGAAACTAATTAACTGTACCATGTGTATATTTAACCAACTATTCATACATCTCTCATCGCAAAAATAATATTCCCATTTATCAATCCACTCACGATTAACATCTAAATTAAATCTTGCAAATCTAGTTCGCAAAACTTTATTGCCTTTTGTTCCACGAATTCTTGATTGCGTATCGTAAGTATGACACTTTGTTCCTTGGCAATAATGTTTCATATTATCCTCTCAAAGTTATTATAAAGTTTTTAGCTGTTCGATAACCATTTCTCTCAACATCAAAATAAACTAATGCTGTTTCGCCTTTGGTAGTAGTAAACACTCTTGATTTCTCATCAAAGACTGCTGTTCTACGAACCACTTCTGTTTTTTTATTTTCTTGTCCATTTATTTTTTCTGGTATGTAGCTAACTACAAACTGTGTTCCTTGTTCTATTTTCATTTTTTTTCTTTCTATTTAGTTATGGGATAATAATAACATATTATCCCATAATGTGTCAATACTTAATTTAATGCAACTTGTGCTTGTCTTGCCTTTTTAAACTGTGCAATAACAGATTTATTATCCTGTTTTGCTCGTCTTGATTTAATAAGGTTTGCCAAGTTTTCTGGTTGATAAATAGTTAATGATACCCCTGCTGTTCTTTGCAGTTCATTCTCATTAACATTTAAACCCAATGCACCACAAAGGTCGATTGCGTCCTTAACATATTTATAATCTTTAAGAGCATTATTAATATCTCTCATGTCTTTAAAAATATGTTCAGCCCAAGTGTAGTGAGCATTAACAAAACTATCTTTAGCAAGTTTAAAAAGTTTCATTTCATTAAACTCACTTTGAAAGCAAGGTATAGTTCTTGAACGACAATAACTTGTACCAATTACATCAAGTGAAAATTTATCTTTCCAACTTTGATATATTCCGTCCTCGTTTCTATATCCAAGAAAACTTTTAATCTTATCAGTTTCTTGCGTCCAATGTGGATTGCTACGATTGTCTTGTGCTTTGTTTTGGATAGTTATTTCTGGATTTAATCCAGCATTTTTTAACTCATCTCGATAGTATGCAATACCGAAATCCATAGTGTCAAATCGTCCACTCATATTTGCGTCCAATTTAAAATCAAAATGTTCGGCAACATCATCATCTTTTTGAGTATCTGTTTTTATTTCTGTATTAGCAAAATAAAAACAACTATCTTTAGCCACAACATCACAGGCACTACCATATTTCTTTTTAAATTTTTGTAGTGTTGCAACATCATCTTTTGGATATGCTCTATTTACAACAGTAGTAGCAATTTTAAATGCTCTATTGTAAGCAGTATCAATATCCTCTTTAGCTGATACAAAGTTTTCAAGTTCAGTAGTTTTCTCATTTTCAAAATGAGATAAAATTAAACTACCGATTTTTTTTCTTATATCAGTATTTAGTCTTAACTTACTTGTAGTCATACTTTCTCCTTTATTAGTTTAGAATTATTTATTTATACTACTTGAAAAATACTGTCAATAGGATTATATGGGATATGTTCTTATGAATTGTTTTCTTAAATAACAAATGCGTTATTATTAAAACAAGAGAGATAGTCCAAGAGTAATTTACTTGGCAAGCATCGTTTAAGAATAACTTATGGAATTGGTTAACCAATTCCATAAGCCAAAATCTTTCTAGTTTAGTGCAGGCGCGCAAGCGCCTGCGACAATATGTCGCATGTACACGAACCGTGGATTGTGATATAGTTAAGATAGAAAGAAAAACTAACAAAGGAGTGACTATGGGACTAGACCAATACGCTGGCTTCAGAAATGAAGACGGACAAGTTAAAGAAGAGTTCTATTGGCGTAAGCATGCTAGATTACAGCAGTTTATGGCAAGAGAATTTGACGAACAAAATAAAGAACATGGTGACCACTCACCAGATAAAAAACATAACACGATGAATGATTTACAACATCTTGGCTTTAATGGTGGACAAGGTGGGGTTAAAATCACAAATGAGTTAGTTGAGCGTTTAGAAAACGCAATCAAAGATGGTTACTATGATTACTTTGCTTCTGATGGCTTTTTTTGGGGACAACAATTTCAAGAAGAGCAGGTTAAAGAGTACAAAGAACAAGACGAAAAATTTGTTCAGTGGTGCAAAGACCAGCTAAAAGAAAAACAAAATATAGGTTATGACTGCAGTTGGTAAAAAATTAAAAGCCCTGGGATTTAAAAAAATCCCAGGCACCGAACCGGGCTTCCATATGTATGAGTTGACGCCGGCCAAGCTGCAGGCGTTCGATGAAAATTTTAAACCGCAAATTGACAAGCGCACAAGCTCTCAAGCTCGCAAGCGCACAAGCAAACTTGACAAGTAAATAGATATGGGATATTATAGGACATATGAAAGTAAATGAATTAGACGAGATCACCGGCACGCTATCAAAACCTTCGAAGATGCCTGGATGGGCTTACGGTATACCGGCCAAAGAATGCAAGGTCGGAAGCAAGCTTGCAAAAATTCCGGGCACTGTCTGTCATGGTTGTTACGCTCTAAAAGGTTGTTACGTATTCCCAAATGTTCAAGCAGCGCAATACAAACGTTTAGATTCTATTACTGATCCACGATGGGTTCAAGCAATGGCTGCGCAAATATTACGTCATAAATCTAAATGGTTTAGATGGCACGACTCTGGAGATATCCAATCACTTGATCACCTTAAAAAAATATTCGCCGTTTGTATCCTGACGCCGGATGTCAATCACTGGATGCCGACACGCGAAGCGGGGATATTGGCACAGGTTACGCCTGACCAAGTACCTACTAATTTAATTATAAGATTATCAGCGACGAAGGTCGACGGTTCGCCGTCATCGTCATGGCAACATACTTCCACTGTAGTCACAGAAGGAAAAACATGCCCTGCAGCGGAGCAGGATAACAAATGCTTAAGCTGCAGGGCGTGCTGGGATAAGTCGATTCCCAATATTGCATACGGTAAACATTAACATGGGCCGTTCCTCCGAAAGCGGCCCGCCAACCCCGATTCACGGAAGAGCACAAGCGCACAAGCTTGCAAGCGTTCAAGCGCACAAGCATGCGACAAAATGTCGCATTTGACATGAGCTCACATATGGGATATTGTAGGATGCTAAATCAACTAATGGAGGATACATGTCTGAAGGATATGCAAGCTACAAGATTGTCTTCACTGAAGACAGGAAAACATCTACAGGTTCACCTTTTACTGAGAGCTCTACGGTCCATGGGATGGACATCATTAAGCAGCGGGACCCATTGCTCCACTCTGCTCTTATCAAGTTCATCGAAGATTTTCACGACACTAACTTCTACTGGGGTAAGCGCACTGACGAGTATACGACGCCTAAGTTCGAGCCTGCCGAAGAGTGGTACGAGTGTCCAGAGTGCGGATACGACGATCTGCCGGATGACGTTGTTCCTTGTCCAAACTGCAAATAATACAACGGCCCGCGAACAGCGGGCCAACCAACCCACAACCCAAAAGGCAGCGCACAAGCACACAAGCGTCAGTGTTCAAGCGCGAGCAAACAAGCGCGGATAGCAGACCAGTCATCAAGCGCACAAGCTCGCGAGCGCTCAAGCGAGATCCCCGATTCGGTGACCGCGGAGCTTTCATAAAGTATTACGGATCGAGGAGCGTCGGTCTTTACTAAGATAAAATTACGTTTTGTCATGGTTCTATGAAATAGAATCTGATGCGGCGACATATGTATTTTTCCTTTGTGTGCAATTTTCAGCTCACACATAAAAAATGCACAAGAATCATGATATCCCAATAAATCTGGAACACCATAAGATGACCAAGACTCTAGTCTTGTCCATGTAATATCATTTAAATTTTTCTTAACTTCTTGCCAGAATTTTGTCTCTGGTTTCATCGTACTAAACTACTTGACTTGAACGTATAACTTTAGACATTTTATGTTTTTGTGGTTCGGTAACTAATACAATTCTGTGAGTTTCAAATGGGCCGATCAACATGTTTTCCATTAATTTTATTTCTGTGATGTCGTGTAAATCTCCGTTTGGCATTTGAATTTGAATACGAGCGTTCTGTGCAACTTCTGACTTTGTCAAAAGTTTATCTAGTACCATCGCTAATGTTTTTCCACTAATCATAACACCTTTTTAAATGGGGCCCAGTATCTGAAGGCAAAAATCTTTCATCTTCTCGTAAGCCGACCCCACTATTGCTTTGTACTAAAAGTTACTATATATGTCAATACATGGGTATACCTCCAAAATTATCAGAACGACAAATAAAGTTTGCAGAATTATTAGTTTTTAATGAAGGCAGAAAAACTAGAACTGAATGCGCTTTTGAAGCAGGTTATGAAACAAGAGCTAGACAAGCAGCGCATGAATTAACCAATCCAAAAATATCTCCATTAGTAGTTAAGTACATTGGTGAACTACGTGAAGAGATGCAAAAGAAATATGAAGTTACATTTGAAAATCATATATCTGAACTTGCAAAATTAAGAGATGAATCAAGAGGTAAAGGTGCATGGAGTGCAGCTATCAATGCAGAAGTAGCACGTGGTAAAGCTGCGGGTTTATATGTAGATCAAAAAATTATTAAATATGGAACTCTGGATAGTTTGTCACCACAAGAATTAGAATTAAAGATGAAGCAGATATTGGAAGATCACAAAGGTTTATTAGTAGAAGCAGATTTTGAAATAGTTAAAAGAGATCAATCAGAAGAACACTTACAAGAAGATAATAGTAAACAACCATAGTTCGTTCTGTAAATACAACTAGAGATACTCGATTTTTTTAACAACTCCAATAGGATAGATATTTCTGTCGCCATAACTTATAATCTCACCGTTTTCAATTTCATATGAAGCAAAAGTCATAACAGTATTATCATCTTTATGAAAGAGATGACCTTCACTTACACAAGTACTACATTGCATTTCTTGAAATTCATTCTCATCCGCCCAACCTGTATCTCCAAGTATATCTATCCAATGCAATCTAATTCTTGGATATTTACTAATGCTCATCCTACATAAGTAGAGTTTTTACCCCCCTAATGCAAATAAAATTTGCAAAAAGGGGTCGCGTAGCGGAATACATGAAAATCCAGCAAAATGATGAGAACGCCACGAGAACAGTAGCCAATACCAACGATTCGCCACGGCGTCTTTTTTCAAAAACAGCTAGAACCGTTGGTATACAACAAAACGCCACCACGCCACGCCGCCACGGGATTTATTTTTGAATTATTTTTTTTTCATACCCCCTAAAATCTCCCTTATGTGGTGGCGACAGAATATAAAAAGCTATATAAATCAACGATCCCCGTTCCTCGCTCCATTATACGCCATTCCGGACTTAATATTCCATTGACCTGCCACAAAGATCTGTTATTAGCGGATCGCGGATAGGGGGTAATTCAGCGTGGCTAAAAAGAAACAATCAATCGAAGACATCATCGAAGATATTAGAGCAAGTCTAGATATCCTAGAAGATAAAATAAACGATATCGAACAGTGTGAGTGTAATTCAGACGAGGATATCGATGAAGATGAGGACGAAGACGAGTAGCAAACGGTGTGGGATGTAAAAATCCCACATTAAAATCCCAAAGCAACAATTTCTTTATAAGTTCTAATTAATAACTGTGGATATTCTGGGTTAGTAGAATAGTTATATAACAGGTGAAAGTATCTATTTACATCATTTACACGCAGTTTTGACTGTAATTCACGCTCATTTCTAAATGATTTGTATGAATCTTTCGTATTCAAAAGATTCATATAATACTCTATAGAATGGCATTTAGACTTAAATTTAGCCACTCTAAACGATGCATTTGGGTTGTTAGCTGGGGTCATACCCGTATGTAAATTTTTAAATTGATATATGCCCATTAAGTTGTTTCCCTCAATGGCATAACGACTACGGCCATAATTAGACTCTAACGCTGCCTGTGTAAGCAACAATTTTCTTGGTATTCTATCTTCTTTCTTAATGTTTTTTTCTAAATAATCCGCGCATTTATTGACGGATTGTATAAATTCCTTGTTATTAGCATAGCCAAAGGCGGGTTCTGAATAGACAACAAATAAAATAATAAAAGCCCAAAGAAGTGCTGTGATTGTATAAAGTAGATAATGTTTTAAATTATTCACCTAGTCCTCCTGCGATGTTGGTTGATTTTTAGCTTATCTGTTTAGATAAGGTTGCAGTCCTGTAGCTGCTCATTAGTTATATCCTTTCATTGTGTCTATTTTATTAGATTTGTCAATAAGTTCATTTTTGGCTTGTTTGTTGTAGTATTCATCAAGTCTACGTAAAAATCTGTGCTTATAATTTTTTACTTCATGATCTCTAATGACAAATTCTTGATAAAGATTATTTGGATCACACATCATCACAATACATTTTTTAATTGTAGTTCCATAAACATAATCATGGGCCATTGCATAAGCTGCAATCTGTACAAAGTAATCTTCAATCCACTCTCGTTTTTTAGGTTTGTTCGTTTGTTTAAAATCAATAATACTGTCGCATCCAACGTGTTGTGCTACTAGATCCGTTGTGCCTGCATATAGGTCTGGATAATATAAGGTAGCTTCTATGCCATAATATTCTGTGATTTTATTATCTAATCCGTTCTTAATGATAGTTTGGGCCATATTATGTGCATTGCGGCCCACATCAGTTAAATCTAAATGATATTGTCCTGTTAAATAGCTTTCTATTATTTTATGCATTGCAGTGCCACGCGTTGCAGAATTATCCACGATCCGCGTTGCTTCGTCCGCGCCTACTCTTAACTTCCACGCGGCAAGTGCTTTGACTTTCTCCGGTGGTTGTGTTGCAGATAGTATTGTCGTAACAGATGGAAGTTTTGCTACACCAAGATCATAGTGTCGTTCGCCTTCTACAAGTGATCTTGTAGATTTAGGATATATAAATTTAGGATTGTGTTTCATGTTTAATAATTTGTTTATAAATTTTCCAAATTTCAGTAGCAGTTCTACGTAGATGCATAGGACTTCCAATAGAATTTTTCTTTATTGTTGTCCATTCTAAATTTTCAATTCTATAATCACATTTGTCATTATTTTTATGATGAACAACTATATTACGTAATGGATCTGGATTTGGTATAAAAGCTAAAGCAACCAAAAGATGCATTCTTTGTTTTTTAGTATATCTTTTTTTTAAAATGTAACGTTCTAGATTTAATGTAGGATACCAATTTTTATTGTGATTTACTCCTGCAGTAATTATTCCATTTTTAGCGTGGCTTTTACCTTTTAATAATTTTAATTTTTTTACGTAAGGCCAAATAGGTTCTTTGTAATGTTGAGGTGCATTTTTTACTTTACTAAAAAAGTGATAACCTCCAGTTGGATATATAACATATGTATCTGGTTCAATAAAATCTTCTAATTGAGGTATTGTTTCTAATTTAATCATTAATGTAAAGTTTTATGATTAAAAGGTTCTATATTTTCAGATTGTTTTAAAACTGTCTCTATAACTTCTTTAAACTCACCTGGATATTTAAACACAGTTTTATATAATCTTAAAGATTGTGCCATCATAGTAGATGCAACCATTTGTGGTTCATTGGTCCTTAAAACTAATTCAACCATTTTATCAAATAATTCTCCATAAATTATTTCAAGTTCTAATTGTTTTTTATCTCTTTTTTTCATACAAAACTTTGAACACACGTTTCTTTTTTACAGGGCACCAATAACCATAGTAGCCGGATATTCTTCTTTTCATATTGGTACTCCTGCATCATCAATGTTCTCTAACATTTCTTCTTCAGTAAGAGTTATTTCACCTTGTGATTTACAGTTCTTACATTGATATACTTCTCCATAGCAATCTCTACGAAACCCATTACCATTACAATCATGGCAAATAATCTTATGAGATCTGTTTTCCGTGTCCATTTGTTCTTTCTCCTCTATTTTGTTTATAGAACTTTATTAGTTTGTTAAGCATTTTAGATCTAGTTCTACTAGTCTTTTCTGCCATAACACCTAGCTCTTTCCAATCTGCTATAGCAACAGAAAGGGACTTATATTTAGCTGTATCAGCCATTTTTCTTCTCCTTTTATTGTTTATACTTTCTTTAAAACTATATGGGAAGATATACTATAAAGTCAAGTGTTGCATTAAATTTATTTTTAGTGTATTGTGGACATCTCTTCTCACACCTTTTGTTTGCTCGTCCTAGTACAACTAGGGCGGGCATTCATTATCTTCTTCCTTGACCTTTATATTCTTTTCTGTCGTTACGTTTATTGGGTCTTTTTGAATGACGTCCTGGACGTTTTTTATTAGACTGTTTAATAAATTGACCGTTACCTACGCTTACTTTACGAGCCACTATTCTTTAACTTCCTTAATTCTTTTAACACCATGTTTATCTACTTCTACAATAGCTTTTATTTCTTTACAACTCCAATTAACATTTGTTCCTTGATCTCGTTCCACTTTTCTTTTTTGTTCTAAACAATCTGCAAGATTAGCTTTAGGAGAATATCCTTCTAATTTATTATTCATATACATTAATAATGCAAATACAATTTCAACCATTACTTACCTCGTAATGTATCTAATTCTTTCTCTAGTTTATCTATTTTTTTTTCTAATTGTTGAATGATAACTTTAGTATGTACGTTTTCTTCTAACTGTTTTGAATGTTTATCTAAAGCTTTAGCTTGATACTCAATTAACATATACATTTCTTGATTTTTAGGAGTTTGTTCTGCTTTTTTTAACAAATCTTGTGCCATTAATTTTTCATTAGTTTCTAATCTGTTTAATCTCTCAACAAGACCAAAATAAGTCCATACAGCTACTACAATAGCAGACACAATCGCTATCATATTTTTAATAGGCAATGATACGCTTGTTTGATCGCTTAATTTAAATTCACTACTCATGCTTTACTTCAGTCATTAAACCTATTCTTTTACTACTTGTAATTGGAATATATCTAATAACTCCGTTAATATATTGTTCTACTTCTTCACCACACAGAGAACATCTGTAGAAATCTTTATATAAGAATAACAAAGGTGAGAGTAAATTGCAATAGGGACATATGCCATGTTCTATTCTAGCAGCAAGCTGTAATGGTTTTCTAAATTTTTTTGTTTTTCTCGGCATCTATTTGATAGAACATATCATCAGAATCATCTGTCTTCCAATCTTTATTTTCTACATTCCATTCTGTAGTTTGGACTTTATAATCCGGCCAATGTGTTGAAGTTGTAAAGCTAGGAATACTCCACAAAATATGATTATTAGGTTGAGCTGCATAATTACCGTTATCGAGAGCCAAAATATGAGCACACTTATGCTGATCAGGAATTTCGGAATGTTCAGTATCAATGATATTAGGTTCTGGATGTGCCCAATCAACCGTAAATAAATATTCTCCATGAATAAATTTTTTATCTTTTCCTAAATACTTACAACGTTGTCCTATTAAAAAATCAAAACAAGTAACAGCAGGATAATAACTAAATGAATTCCATAGTTGAAGATCTTCGAGATCTTGATGTTCCATTTGTCCTTGATACAAAGTAACGCCGCTTCCTCTTTGAATAAAAGCAGAGATAGGAAGTCTCCAATAGATTGCACCGTTCGTAAGTAAACAGTGAAACAATAATGCACGCCCGCTAATACTCCCCAAACCGAATACCACACAGTCTTCAGTTTCTCCTTTATGTTTTCGTAAGTCATATAGATATTCTCTCCTTATTTTACAGTATATAGGTGGTATATTAGCATTTAAATAAGACATTGTATATTATTTAATATCGCCCCAATTATCCCCTGATTCATAATCTACTTTATTTGGTATTTCTAATTTAACAGCTGACTCCATAATTTCAATTATTCTACTTGCATGTTCTGGTGATTCAACAGAAATATCTACTTCATCATGAATTTGTATATGAGGTATAACACCTTCTTCATATAAACGTATTAAAGACATTTTTGTCATATCTGCTGCAGATCCTTGTATTAATCTATTTAAAGCTCTGTAAGTAAAAGCTCTTTTAATACCAAACGTATATTCTTTTTGTGCATCTTCTAATTTTTTAGGTGTACCTGTATTAAATGTTAATGGTTCCCACAGATCAAAATGACAGATTCTTCCTTTTAAAGTTCTAATCACACCAGATCGTTCTGCTTTGTTTGTAGTGTTCTTCATTAATTGTTTTATGAAAGGTGCTTTGGCATGATACTGCGCAATTAATTTTTCTGCTGATTCTTTCATTAAACCTAGTTCAGCCATTAATTTATTTTTACCCATACCATACATTAATCCAAGATTAATAGTTTTAGCTTGTGATCTTTCAATACCTGCCATCTTTGCAACTGCTGCATGAAAATCTGCTTCACCACTAATATAAGCATTTGCAATTTCATCAATACCATCTAACTTTTGTAGTTTAGCATAATGAACTAATATTCTTGGTTCTTGTTGTGAGTAATCAAATACTCCCCACTTACAATTTTCTTCTGGAATAAATATAGATCTAATCAATGGACCTAATTCTTTATGTCTTACCGGAATTTGTTGTAGGTTTGGATTAGACATTGAGAATCTTCCTGTTACTGTTCCTCCATCATCAGATCTAATTTGATTTATATCTGCATGGATTCTTCCATCGTGAGAATGTTTTGTAATTGTATCTATAAAAGTTGTATGTGCTTTGTTTATCTCTCTTGCATTTGCAATTGACTGTGCAAGTTCATGAGGATGATTTGCTAAAAAATTTCTAGTAAAACTTGGAGCTCCTGTTTTTTCTGTTTTGTCATATGGAAGTTTAAGTGCATCAAATGCTTTTGCAATAGATGCTGCGGCCCATAATTCTACATCAATGTTAGTTAACTCCTTGATTTTAAACAACAATTTCTTTTCTTCTTGTATTAATTTTTTCTTAATTTTTTCTGCTTTTTCTAAATCTACTCTTACACCTTTGAATCTCATGTCTACTAAACATGGAAATAATTTTGTTTCCATATCAAAAATATCTATAAGATCTTGTTTATTAATTTCTACTTTCATTTCATGCCAAAGTTTTAAAGTAGATTCTGCATCTCTTTCTGCATACTGACCAACAAACATAGATGGAAGTTTCCACAAATCTTTTTTAGGATTGATTCCATATTCTTTTGCTGCTGCTTGTAATACTGCTTCATCTTTACCAATCCCTGCATATTCTTTTGCAAGTGTATCAAGACGATAACTTAATCTGTTTTCATCAACAAGTGATGCTGCAATCATAGTATCTCTAATATTTTTTGGTAATGTAAGTCCTGTTGATCTTAACCAACATACGTCATACATTGCATTGTGAAATATAAATGTAGAGTCTTGTTTGAATAAATCTTGTAACCAATTTAAAACTAATTTTTTATCCATGTTACCACCACCTTCGTGTGCAATTGGATAATATGCAGACCATCCTTCTACTGCTACTGCAACTCCTACAATTTTACCACGACCAATCACGTTTCCCGATCCAAGTTCCGTTAAGTCTGGATCACAGGTCTCTAAATCTACTGCAATTTCTTTATGACCGCGTAGATCTTTTAATTCTTCCGGGACCACCCACTCTGTTTGTGGTGTAAATAAAACTTGTTGAAAGGTTCGTGTCATTTATCCTTGTAATCTCTTTCTAAAATCATTTCTAAATAGTGAATTGCTTTTAATATATCTTCTTTTTTACCTTTTAGTCTATGACGACAAATGTATTTAATCGCATTGCCTTCTGCAAAAGGTAAATTGTTTTCGTTAATAAAGACAGATGGCTGTATTGCCATTTGTTTATAATGTTTACCACCTACTTGTCTAAAAAATACTTTATTGCTCATATGATATACGCTTTGTTAAAATCTCTTGGGTCTACAATGTGAAGTTCTTTTTTAGCTCTAGTGCAAGCTGTGTAATATAATCTATGTAAATCATCTGGATCATCTTCGCTTTGTCTTACAGCGGCAGCAGTTAGATCAGTTAGAATACAAATATTGTCTTGTTCACCACCTTTGAATGAATGAATTGTAGACAAAAGAATCCTAGGAGTCTTATTTATCTTCTCACCATTTGCTCTCATATTACGAATATAATTTTCTGTAATTGTATCAACACCTTCAAATGATTCATACCATACTTTATTAGTAAGTAAACCATGATTTTGCATACAGTCATTTATTAAATACTTTTCTTCTGCTTTTAATGTTTTAGCATCTCTATACCCAGGGGTTACATTGGCCCCTAAATATTTATATATGTTTTTTATTTGAAGATAATTTAATGGTGTATTGTTTCTAAAATCTTCCCAATTACTTAATGCAAGTAATAATTCTAATGATATAGAATTAATACCTTTGTATTGGTAATACCATCCTTGTAATTCACATAATTCTTTAACATCATTTAAAAAATGATTAGCTGTTGCAAGAACTGTCCAGTTTCCTTTAGACATATCTACCTGCGTAATATCAGTATAATATTTTAATATACCTGTTTCTTGCCTTGGTTTATAATCTTTTTCATATCTATTCTTAACTCTTGATATAATTTTTTGTGATAATTCGTGTATAGGACCTCCAGGAATACGATAAGATTGATTAAGCGTCCTGATCTCGTCCACTTCATTCTTTAACGCTATAAAGTGATCTACATCGGCCCCAGCCCACTTAAAAATGGCTTGGTCATCATCACCTGCAATATAAGTTTTTTCTGCGTTTTTCCATATAGATTTGATTAATTTCCACTGTAAATATGATAAATCTTGTGCTTCATCTATAAATAATACCTTAAATTTAGGGGCTAGATCTCTTTCAACAAATTCTTCCAACAAATCAGTATAATCTTTTAATCCCTTTTCCTTTTTATATCTCTTCAATTCTTGGTCTATTAAATACAAAGTATTTCTTTCCACATCTAATAAATTTTTTCTTGAATCATAACACTCAAGAAGATCCATACCTTTGACTCTTGCTGTATTAATAATGGTTAGGTATTCATTATCTGAATTAAATATGCCATCTTCTTCTGAATACGATGCAGTCTTAATAGGTATATTACATTTAATTCCAAATTCTTTATAATCTTCTGGGCTCATCATTCTATCTCTAGTCATGCTTAATAATTTAAAACATAATGAATGAATGGTTCTAAAATAAACTAAATCATGTTCAGGACTTAATTCAAATTTTTGTGCAGCTCTTGTTGCAGCTTCTGTTGCAGCTTTTTTACTAAAAGAAAAATAACCTATCTCTCTTGGTTTAATTCCTTGTTTAATAAATTCATCTACCAAGTTTAATAATGTTGTTGTTTTTCCGGTTCCTGGTGGTCCTAGTATTATTGTTTTCATATTTCTTTAACCTCCTTTCTAATATTTGTTTTTGCAATTTTGTTTTATCTAATTCTTCTTTTAATAATCTATATTTTAAAAACCAGTTTATTCCTATCATTAAAAATGTTCTTCATGATATTTAACTTGTGATACAGAAGCATCAATCTTCTTCATAGTTTTAATCTTAACTAGTCTAGGTTCTTGACCTTTAATCTTCATTCTAGTTTCTTCTACAAAAATTTTATCTTCTTTTAAAGATTTAATTAAATTACCTGTTTTAGATTTATCCATTTCCCAATGATTCTTTTTACAAAAGTTATAGAAGTCTTCCATTCTAAAATAAGTAAATTCTCTTTTGTCATCTGTATATGGAAGTTTATTAAAAATATCCTCCATTGTTCTTGCATTCTGTCTATTGGTTGTCCAATCTTGCAGTAATGAAATAATTTGATTTTTAGGATCTAATGATTCTAAAGGTTCTACTGTTTCCATTCTCTCTATTAATGGTTTTAAATAAAATTCTCTCCAATCTTTGTCTTTTAATTTTGGTATAACAAGATCTGCTTTCTCAAGTAATGCAATAGAGAACATAACAGGATTTGCTAAATGTTCTGTTTTTAATTCTACTCTTTTTAAAGTTTCGCCTTCACCTACATTTAAAAAATACTGTGGTGGATTAGAATTATATTTTTGTAAATTACTTAATAAAGGCATAGCATCCTCATCAGAACCTACACCAAATTTTTTAGTTCTACACAATGATGCATTACAAACATCCACAATAGGTGGAAGTTTACATCTGTACTTGTCATAACCTTTCTTACCAACTGATTTTAATAATTGTTGTACTTCACTATTACTTAATGGTTTTGTCATGTATTTAAGATTAGCTTCGACGACTTTATCTTGCCAAGTATCTGGATCTGCTTGTTTAAAATATATGGCAATATTAAACAATGCATTATTCCTAGATCCTTCGCTAAAGCCATCGCGAGCTAATCTATTTAAACATGGAGGCCCATCTTTAAATGCTTCTTCTATCTTCTCTTCTTTGATTTGAATCTTTTCAATTTCTTCCCTGCTGCAAGCATAAACATCATAGAGCTTATAAAATTCCTCAAGTGATACAGCGGAGCCATTATCGTCGAACGCATATCTTAATCCTTTTGTTT